TTATTTCCTTATTTAATATGCAAGCATTATCTCATAAAAAGCCGCAAAAGTCAAGCTGTTTCCTATACCGTGTAAGCATAAGCAATGCCCTGCTAGTGACAAAACGGTATAAGAAAAGCTTGACATCATGTCGCGAGTGTGGTCGACCAACATCACCCAGGCTAATGGGGGCGGTTAGTAGACATCATTCTTAGTGATGACGCGGGGCACCTCTCCACGTACGACTTTAGGTTTTTTCGAGACCTAAGTATAAAAATATCTTGACATTAAATGTCATATTTAGTATAATTGCTTCTATGACAACGTATCAATATAATTTAACCATGCCTGCAGTATCCCCCTCTGCTTCGGGGGCGTATCCTGTAGAGATAGGTAGCAGCCCTTATATCCCATTAGACACCATGGTTTTCAAACTTAATGATACAATTAAAATTAAGGTAACTCATCCTCTAGGGCATGAGATAAGACTTTCTGTTTCCGATGCCGTTGGAGCCGACCCAAACCCTACCTCTCCCTCGACTGCTACTTATCCCATCAACTCAGGAGGCCCTACGTCAATGCCTAATGATATAGGAGGTTGGTTTCCTAATAACACTGTATTCGGCCTTACTTGGTCGGGAACCTTTGCAGGAGGTGCAACAGCAGCTACAGACCATTTAACACGTTGGTATTTTCACGGTAGAAACGCCGCTTTTCCAAACGGTACGGGGTCGCACTCGGCCGAAGCGAGACTAAGAAAAGTTGTAGCCCCTACTCTCAGCGCCTCAAACTCTAATAGTGTGGTTCAAGGGGCCTCAATAACTTTCACCTCGAGTACTATAACAGGTCTTACAGCTTCGGGAAATTTTGGTAATCGGTTATACCTGTCGATATATAACTATCAGCAACAGTTGATTACAGCAGTAGGAGCCAATGGGGTTGCGTGGGACAGCAGTTCAGTATACTTCGGGAAAGTAGGAACCTCTGACTATAGCACTGTCATGACAGCGGGAGCTAATCTACCAACAGGAACCTATTATGCTTATCTTTCACACTATAATACAGCAGACGAAGTAAATGGTAGCACTAGTGTAGGAAACCGCTTTATTGATTCAGAGAACAGACTTGCGGTAAGGTCTTTTACTGTTACTAGCAGTCTGGGGGATATCACTCCGAATGCTTTCGACTTCCCTGATATTTCAGGAGCAGACACAGATACTGAATATACTAGTAGCCCTATAACAGTGTCCGGACTTGGAAGTGGTATAAATGCAGTTATTGCAATGAATCAAGCCAAGGGCACGAGTTGGAGTAAGAACAGCACTTCGTCTTTTCAAACAGCTAACGGAACTGTAGCTAATGGTGACGCAGTTAGGCTACGAAATACCTCACCTCTTACTTTCCCTGCCAGTCAGTTCAATTACTGTACTATAGGAGATAGGAGTTCAAATACAGTTTGGATGATTAGTACAAGCCAGCATCCCAGCGGTTCGAATGTGGACACTGAACCTGATGCCTTCGGTACAGTCGCAAACGGGTTCACCACATTTTCACCGGTAACAAGAGGTCTTCAGATAGAAAGTGCGATTGTTACTATGACGGGAACAACTTCAAGCAGCAGTTCGACTATTGCAGTAACTGGAACAGGTAGTCCAGCTTATCACTATAGAGCTGTAGGTGGAACTTTTAATGCGTATACAAGTAATGCTGGTAATATTCCCTCAGGAAATCAATTTCAATTACGAAGTACTGCATCGGGTGATTATGGTGGAACAGTACAGTCAACTTTAACTATAGGTGGTATAACCGGTAGTATATCCTCAACCGCAGAATCCGCCCCTACGGGAGGTACCGGTCCTGGCGCAGGAACTTCAGGCTACGGTCTGGCTGTTTACAATGCTGCGGGAGTTGAGGTATTCGGAGTCAACCAAAGACAAGCTAATGTAGTAAAGAATGACAGTGTTCAAGTCCCTGCCACAGGTAGTACCACTATAACTAACGTCGAAGGTCTGACTGCAACTAACTTTGATGAATTAGTTATTTTAACCAGCAACACGGCCGACCCCACCAAATGGTTGACATTAGTGGCAAACAGGTCAGCAGCTAACAACGGCTCGTTTGAGTTGCATAATCCTTATAGCACACCGCAAACCGTAAACTACTTTGTAGTGAGGTACTAAAGTATGGCATACGGAATATCAGTAATAGGAGAAGACAGTGCAGGTAACTCATTTTATGTCTCCGACTCCTCGACTACAAGTACTATATTTTTAGTTCCTACTGCTGGAGGTAAATATGTTTCTTCCTCGAATGATAATAGAGCGGGTGTAAGCGGGTTCATAGCTAGCCCAGGCACTATATCGGGTATTACATCGGATACTTTACTTTTTGCCCGACCGTATGACAACATAAACTATATGTATTTTAATAACAGTCAGCCCTTGCAGAATAGCTATTATTTAATTGCAAAACCTAACAATCTTTTAACTGCAACATCAGATTTAAATGGTGAAAGCTACGGTCTGCAAGTCAACAACTCTGCAGGAACCCCGGTACAAATACTTGACAGTAGAAAAGTACAGAAAGGCATAGATATTTTGAGAGGTGTCGAAGCGTTTGCTCTCACTGGAGGAGACTACAGTACAGCCAGTTCCTACCAAACCGGTAGTTGTGTATGGGATGGAAGCTCCCAGTCCGCCACAGAGTTTGCAAATACCTATGTAACGGTAGAGTCCTCTTATTACTCCAGTAGCGCAGGTTATGACACTGTAATAGGAGCGTATTATTTTAATCATACTATTAGAAAGATTTACCATGTAGGATATGTACGGGCAACAAACCAGGCTTATGGAGGCGGCACAGTCTATAAAAATATGGGCGATATACTTGTAGGAGAGTTAAAATTATGACAAGAGTAGCAATAGTTAACCCCCAAGGGGAGATAGAACAAATGTATTCTTCAGGAGTAAATGTAGAACCTGAGGGATTATGGGCACCTGATAATACCAGAGAAGTGTACCATGTTATAGATGCACTTGATACAGCCACCTTTATGGCTCGTAGGTACCTAAAAGGCAGCGAGTTTGTAGAAAGAGCCGTTAAGCCTGGGGATTACTATGACTGGGCAGACGAAGCCTGGGTGTTGAGTGTTGAGCGCCTAATGGTAGAAATTAGGAGAGAGCGTACTTACCGGCTATTTCAGTGTGATTGGACACAGGGTGCAGATGCCCCTTTAACCGACGCAGAGAAAGCAGAGTGGGTAGAGTACAGGGCGGGCCTCAGATCAGTGCCTGCAACAAACGATGAGGTTACACACCTTGACCAGGTAGTCTGGCCAGACGCACCATAGAAAAAAACATCTTGACATTTCACCCCTTTTTGAGTATAATTTCCCCATGGCTAACGAGATAACAACCATTTCACCTGAAGGACTTGAAGTAGCAGCATCTTACTTAACGCTTGGTAATATTAAGGGCGTTTGTGAGCATTTGCAAGTCGCAGAAAAAACAGTAGTTGATATTTTAAATCGACGGGAAGTTAAGAAGTACATCGATACTGTGTACCTAGATACTGGGTACCGGAATAAAAATAACATTGCATCCTTACTGGATGAGATGATTCAATCAAAGCTGGAAGAGGCCCAAGAAAGTGGCGTGTATTCTAGCAAGGACTTGGCAGACTTATTACAAATGGCACATAAGATGCGTATGGACGAGATTAAAGCACAAGCGGATCTTGAAAAGGCAGAGGGTTCCAATATCAAAAATCAAACAAATGTTCAGATTAATGAGGGAATTCCATTTGGTCAAGGTAATTACGGCAAGTTAATGGATAAACTACTAAATGGAGTCACGGTCGACGGATGACGTAAACTTAAAGACACGCTTCGCTTCACACGAAGCACAGTGCGAAGAGCGATGGAAGACCATCTTTTTAAGACTTGAAGTTATGGAACAAAAGATGGACAAGTTAACTAGCATGCTACTAACTGCAACAGGTACAGTAATCATATTTTTAGGAGGAATAATTTTAACACTACTTAATGGGTAGAGAGGGGGCTCCCTAGAGAACTAAAGTGATCGGAGAAGTGGCACTAGTACTGTCTGCTCTTAAGGCTCTTAACGATGGCATTGCTACAGTTAAGGAGTCGAAAGGCAATCTATCTTCTATTGTGGGTAAGTGGGCAGAAGCTGACGAAAAAGTAAGAGACGTAGAAGTAAAGAAGACGGGTAAGATGTCGTATAAAGAAGCACTTGATATGGAGAGTGCAAAGAGACAACTTGCTAACTTTGATCAGCAGTTGAAAGACATTTGTATGATGCAGGGTCAGTACGACTTGTATACGTCCATCAAATCAAGAATGGAAGAGTCGCGACTGCAGCATGTGAAAGACGTTGCACGAATGAGAAAGAAGCGTAAAGAGATGAAAGAGTTAATGAACTTTTTAGGCGTAATTGTTTTATCCGTAGTGTTCCTCTGGGTAGTAGCTTATGGAGTGTTCACAGTATGGACAAGAGTATAGGGGGTAAATATGCTTTACGGAAAGAAGAAGGGTAAGAAGAAAAAAGGTAAGAAGAAGGGTAAGAAAGGCTATCATCGTATGGCCAACGGGAAAATGATGAGGGGTTCAAAGCACCCTAAGAGGAAAAAAGCGAAGAAGAAATGAGCGAGGCGCATCCTGCAGATACTAACGGGGATGGTAAGGTTTCAGAGACTGAAGAAGAGATGTTTCTGGAATTTAAACGTAAGGAGCTAGAAGACGCAGATGCAATGCGTGATGCTCAAAGAAAGATGACTTGGTTTGCACTAGGTGGATTACTACTCTACCCTTTTGCAGTAGTGCTAGCATCCCTAGCGGGGTTAGACGAAGCACAGAAAACACTGGGTTCTATGGCACCTACATACTTTGTAGCCGTGGCCGGTATAGTGGCAGCCTTTTTCGGCAGTCAAGCATATTCATCAAATAAGAAGTAATAAATGGCAATAGAGATTAGCAGGAAAGATATAGTTGCAGAACGACTATTCGATTATCAATCTGAGACGAGGTTTCTCAAACTACCAGTATCTCCTTATTTGGAGATGCTCGGCATAGAGCCTCTAGATTCACAAAAGGCTATCATTAATGCGATCAACAATCCGAAATACCGTTTTGTATGTGCGGCGGTATCTCGGAGGCAGGGTAAAACCTACATCGCAAATATAATTGGACAACTTGTCTCTCTGGTTCCCAATTCAAACATACTGATAATGTCACCGAACTACGCCTTGTCTCAGATTTCTTTTGACCTGCAAAGAACTCTCATAAAGCATTTTGATTTAGAAGTTACGAAAGATAACGCGAAGGATAAAGTAATTGAAATATCTAACGGTTCGACAATTCGTATGGGTTCAGTCAACCAAGTTGATTCTTGCGTTGGCCGCTCTTACGACCTAATCATCTTTGATGAGGCGGCCCTAGCGGATGGAAAGGATGCATTTAACGTAGCCCTACGTCCTACATTGGATAAACCAAATTCGAAAGCAATCTTTATATCAACTCCTCGTGGAAAAAGCAACTGGTTCTCTGAATTCTTTTGGAGGGGCTTCTCAGAAGAGTTCCCTGAGTGGGCGTCTATTCGAGCTACTTATAGAGATAACCCTCGCATGTCTGAAAGCGATATTGCGGAAGCTAGAAAATCTATGTCCGAAGCAGAGTTTAAGCAAGAGTACGAAGCTGACTTCAATACCTACGAAGGTCAGATATGGACGTTCGACCACGAAGAGTGCATTCTAAATGGTAGTGAGTTTGACACTACAGACATGGACGTCTTCGCGGGGTTGGACGTAGGCTATAGAGACCCTACCGCCTTCTGTGTAATTGCCTATGACTGGGATACTGAGAAGTACTACTTACTCGACGAGTACCTGGACGCAGAGCAGACAACAGAAAAGCACGCCAAAGAGATTCAGGCTTTGATAACGAAATGGGATATAGACTATATTTACATCGATTCAGCAGCACAGCAGACTCGATTTGACTTTGCACAAAACTACGACATCTCCACTATGAACGCCAAGAAGTCCGTACTTGATGGTATTGGTCACGTTGCTGCAATAGTAGATAATAATAAATTGTTTGTTGAGCAAGGCTGTAATCATACGTTGTCTGCGTTAGACCAATACCAGTGGGACGCCAACCCTAACCTAGCAAGAGAGAAGCCGAAGCACAATTACGCATCGCACATGGCGGACGCGTTAAGGTATGCATTATACTCATTCGAGACTTCGGCAACAAGTTTTTAGGATACCTACTCAAAAATAGTGTTTGACATAGTACCTCAAACTAGATATAATTCTTTTACTGAAAATAGAAATCTTAAGAACCCGATGACTAGATTAAAACGAGATGTAGTAAAATATATACGGGATAAGGCAAAGAACGACTACGAAAAGGGTTCGGCTTGTGAGATTTGTGACGTGACAGAGCCGCTAGACTTTCACCATTTCTACACCCTTGCACCACTAGTGCATAAGTGGTTGAAGGACAATAACCTTAACCCAGAATACATCCTGGCAATAAGAGATGACTTTATAGAGAAGTATAGAGCCGAACTGTACGATTATACTGCTACATTGTGCCACAAGCACCATGTGCAGTTACACAAAGTATACGGTAGAGACCCCGGTTTAGGCACAGCAAAGAAACAAATGCGGTGGGTCGAGATTCAAAGAGAAAAGCATAATGGCATGGTATAATAATATTTTTGGTGGGGAGGTGCAGGAAAAACTAAACCCCGCCCAGGAATACATGGGAGTCTCGACAGAAACGTCGAGGGAGCCTACTGTCAGTTACGAGCGACAATATGAAGAGCTCGAAATTGTAAACCGTGCAGTGAACATGATTGTAGACGACTCCGCAGAAATACCTAGTATTATATCAGGCAACACCCGTCTTAATGGTGTAATTAAAGGAATAAAAAGATCCAAGGTTGATCTACTTCTAAATCACGAGCCTAACCTGTTTCAAGATATTAACACCTTCAAGCGTAATCTAATAACAGACTTTATACTTGATGGTAACATATTTATCTATTACGATGGTGTTCATCTGTACCATCTGCCTTCCAGTAAAGTAACAATACATGCCAGTAAGGATACTTATGTTGAGAAGTACACCTTCTCTCAGACCATAGAATATTCCCCCAAAGAGATTATACATATAAAGGAAAATTCCTTTTACTCAATCTACAGGGGGGTTCCTAGGCTTAGTCCCGCACTGCGTACTATGCAGCTCATGGGGTCTATGCGCAAATTCCAAGATAACTTCTTTAAGAATGGGGCAGTACCAGGGCTGGTACTTAAAAGCCCTAATACTTTATCCGAGAAGATCAAAGAACGTATGATCCAGTCTTGGGGTGCACGATACAAGCCGGATGCAGGAGGGCGTAGACCTTTAATCCTAGACGGTGGTATAGAGGTTGATGCCTTATCTAATGTAAATTTTAAAGATTTGGATTTTCAAAGTTCCATAGCTGAAAATGAAAAGATAATTTTAAAGGCGCTCGGAGTCCCTCCAATACTTTTGGACTCTGGTAACAATGCCAACATTCGCCCAAATTTACGATTATATTATTTGGAGACTATACTTCCTATTGTTAGGAAAATCAACTTTGGGATGGAAAGATTTTTTGGTTTTACAATTAAAGAAGATATCACTGATATTCCTGCTCTACAGCCTGAACTCAGAGACCAGTCCTCTTACTATACTTCACTAGTTAATGGGGGCATCATATCCCCCAATGAAGCCAGAACGGCCCTAGGTTACGAAGTTGTAGCAGGAGGGGAAGAAGTACGTATACCTGCAAACATCGCAGGTAGCGCAGCAAATCCAGACGAAGGCGGCAGGCCCGTCGAGGAAGAAGAGGAAGAATAATGGCAGGATCATCGAAACAGAAAAAAGCCCTGGCAGCTACTATGGCAATGTACTTTGCTGAGAAAGGTTATATTGGTAACTCTAGAGACTTTAATGAGGACTCTAGTAGGCCGCCACAATACTTCTTAAAGCATATTAAAAGAATATTTGGATCATGGTCTATGATGGTCAAATGCACTACTCAGTGGCATCGTGGTGATGTTATGAGTGGCATCTCAACTGAGAAGCCCGTAGAAAAAGAAGTAAAGCCTACTATTGCAGTTAAAATGGATAAGGCAAAGCCCGCTAGTAAAGCGGAAAGCGAGGTGGTAGATGGAAAAGATATTTAATCTCACCTCTACTTTTAAGTCTCATACCGAGGATGATGGTAGCATTATGATTCGCGGCATGGCAAGTACTGCTGATTTTGATCGCGCGGGCGATTCTATTTCTGCGGACGCATGGACTAAAGGTGGATTGAATAATTTCGAGAAGAATCCTATTATTCTTTTCAATCACGATTACAACCGACCTATTGGAAGAGCTACTGGTTTAAAGAGCACTGAAAATGGATTGGAACTTACTGCGAAAATCAGTAAGGCTGCTAAGGATGTAGCAGAGTTAGTTAAAGACGGTGTTCTTGGAGCCTTTTCTGTTGGTTTTCGAGTCAAGGACGCTGATTATTTAGAGGAAACCGACGGATTAAGAATAAAGGACGCTGAGTTGTTTGAAGTATCGGTAGTATCGGTACCGTGTAATCAGTCAGCTACTTTTTCACTAGCGAAATCTTTTGACTCTATGGCAGAGTATGAGGATTTCAAAAAAACTTTCACTATTAGTGACGGGACGCAAGTCCAAAAGGAGATACAAATGTCTGAAGAGACAACTCAACCCGTTGACTTGGAAGCTTTTGCTAAAAAAGTAGCTGAGGAAACTGCTGCTAAAATCGCAATGAAGCAAGCCGAGCAAAAAGCCACAGAAGTGGCTGCCCAAAAAGATCTTGAAGACCAAGCAACTGCAAATGCAGAAGCTAAGTCCCAGCAAGAGGAAGAAGTTAAATCTGCAGTAATCTCTGCTATGGAATCAGGTACCGAGCGTTTGCTCAAAGACCTCGACTCTAAAGTAGCAGAGAAGGATGCTCAGATTGATCAAATTATGCGTGAGCATGAAGCTGATCTTAAAGAGAGGTCTGATGAGATTTCTAAGATGCGTGATTCCAAGCGTGTGTTCTCAGATCGAGGACAATCCGAATGGACTGATGCACAAAAACAAGAACTGGTACATGCTAGCATTCTTGGTAAAATTACTCGAAAAGGCTGGGATACTGACTACGCAAAATCAGTACTCGAGAAAGCCGGAGTCGATTATGGATCAGCTACTACGTCAGCTAACATTGATGTAATTGTTGCAAATACTTTCGAAGAGGAAGTCAGGCAAGAGCAGCG